CAACTATCATCTTTATCTCCCCCAATCCCCGCTTATCACAGAGAAAGGACATAACCATAAGATTAGCAAAACCATTTGATAGAGAGGTGTTCATTTCTCCACTCATCCTACGAGCAAGAATCGTCAAAGTAAAGAACTTAAATCGACATTCATTATCGCCCATTAAAGATGAGTAAACTTGTTTGGTAAATGTACCACCCAAATGTTTTGTCATATGATCGAAGAGAACCTGGTCACACGCATCCATCAATTCTTTTGTAAAAGATGATTCAAAACTTGTGTAATCAGTAGCACACACCTCACGGGCCATAGAGCTGAGGTGCTCTTCAATATATTTTGGTCTGTCTGCAACAGGGACATGTTTAATGAATTCTGGCTGACTATACAGTCGTTCCTCTATCGCCGAGCATAGCGGGCCAAATAAACATTTGAAAGCATCCACACGAGAAAAGATGCCTCTACCATGTTTGAATTCACCATACGTTTCATCTTTCATAAACGCCTTGACCAATCGCATGTCTTTAGTCAAAGATCCCTGGACCATAGTTGAGAACGTTTTCTTCAGTTCTTCTTTCCTACTCTCAGGATATTTCTTCTGGCTTATCCAAGTATCAAAAGTCAGATCACAATCTGGGCTGAGAGGAACAAGACGTCTTCTACACCACCGCTTCACAAATACCTTAAATTCCTTCAAAATTTTCTTGTTCGGAACGGGAAGTTTAGCAGCAATTCTTTTTAAAACCCCGTCAACCATGGTACGTGGGCATTTTGTGTCAGGATGTGGTTGTGTAGCTCCAAGGACAATAGGACCCAAAGAGATCATCATAGGAGAACGATTCCTCAAGCAAGCACTTGAGTAATCTTTGTGGAAGCGTATGGCACAATCGCTAGGAGCATCGTAGGCTGGAGTAACCCCGTCAGTGCTGCGATAGCCATATGCATACCACCTCAGATCTACTTTGGTATTGGAAAATTTACATCGGTGAGTCGAAATCGCTCAGCTGCGATGATAAATGATGCCAATAGGGAAGTGTGTTGTCGAATGAAAGCCCCGTCTAATGAAAGATAGACGCTATCATTAACTGTATGTAAATTACGTAATGTTTGGTTGATTCTAACCACAGTGTCAGCATGGGTCGCATTCAAGGCAAACGTCGGCTGAGCTAAACACTGGGCTAATAATTCCAATGATACGTGCATTTTAACAGTCCTCATTCCATCAGAGTACTCCACTTCCGCATGACCCGGATTCAAGTGCTTGATGTCAGAGAGAGATAAAGAATCAGCCCGCAAGTCGTTGGTTGGGGAAGAATACACCCTAACTACTCGCATACGACGCCATCTAAGCCGCCAATACAAGCAATAAAATGCAATTCCCAGCGCTGACGATAATGAAATTAGCAGCACTACAACATGAAACACAGCGATCTCTTTTCGCCGGTCCTCGCAGACATTAACAGTCTTAAATGACTCATCATCATTAGGATCAAACTGTTGATCAGTGTAGCAGTTCGAAGGAAAGAAAACATCCACACTAATACAGAGGAAGCTAGATAAAAGGATTATCCCCAACATGATGAGTATTAGGGTTATCCAGCCACAAACGGTCACTTTGTCACGCATAGACCAGACTTTTCCGTCGAAACGAGTCCATTCCATGGGTGAGGGTTTAAGCTTCTGTTCCAATTTTTGATTGGATTCCTCAAGATTTTTGACCTTTTTCTCGAGGATTTTGTTTTGCTGCTCTCGTTCCGACAATTCTTTGACAGCATCCTTATGATTGTCGTTAGCAGCTTGAGCCTGGGCTGTGAGGTCTGTGAATTGATCTTGGATCTGCTTATTCACAGTTTTGATCCGGTCAGTCTTTTTCCATGCTTTGAAGGCTTTTCCAGGGCCATCTCCTTTACTTGCACCAGATCCTAGCATCCCTATCGCCGTTTGGCTGCGATAATTGGAATTGGAGTAAGCACGAATGTTCGCTAATAAAGTCACGCCTTCACATTGACTTATATGGATCTCTTCAAATGCTTGCTCCACGTGGGATACTAAACGGTCAGCTTCCTCATTCAAAAACTGTTGCCGCATCAACGAATATTCTCGCCAAACTTGCTCTAACAAATCGGGATTTGCCGTCTCCCGAACACATTGTCGCTTACCAGGTCTTACCCTTGCCTGGTCTTCCATCTCTAACCTTCGTACTCCGCTTCTGCTGTTAACGCTGATCGCGCCCAGCTCCATCGCGTTTCGGGGGCTCTCAATGGCTGGGGTACCAAAGAGTATTTTAGCCGTATTGTGTGTGGCCTCACGTTGGATATTTAGA